GTCGTGCGAGTGAGACGACGGCGCGAAGGTCGTGGGCTTGTCGGTCAGGTCGGCCCACAGGTGAGTGTGCGCGGCCGGGGAGAAGGTGGTCGGCTTGCCGGTCAGCGAGGACCAGGAGACGGTCGGAGCCATGTCGGACCAGGCCGTACCGTTCCAGAACTCCCAGGTGTTGGTCGACTGGTTGAAGCCGAGGCGTCCGACGCGGGGAGTGTCCGGGCGGGTGTCGGTGGTCCAGCCGCCGACCGTGTTGCCGATGAACTTGCGCTCACCCTGAACGGACGCGGCGGAGATCGAGGTGACGTTGGCCCCGACCGTGACTCGGGCGAGGGTCATCTCCCAGATGCCTGTGTCCGTCTGGGTCAGGGTGGGCGGGTTCGCCGAGCCGGCCGTGCCCGGCTTCACTGCGAGGGTGATCGAGTTGAGCGCAGGGTCCAGCTTCAGGACCACGCGGTCCACGCGGCTGGTGGTGTTGGACGCCGGGATCGTCAGCACCTCGGTCGCCGTCGAGTAGATGGCGTGGCCGCGCACGATCGCGAAGCCGGAGTTGACCTTCACGGTCATGCCCGTGCCGTCCGCGTAGGTGTAGAGCGAGGTGCCGCCCACACCATCGGCCACCCCCGTGGACTGGAACTCTCGGAAGAGACGCGAGTAGTCGGTCTCGGTGACAGCCTGGCTGTCGAAGGGGTATGAAGTGATCGCCACTTGAGGGGCCTCCTTGGGTTACAGGGTGAAGGTCGCAGTCATGCGCAGGTTCTTGCCCACCGTGATCGGCTGGCTGTACGTGACGGTGCGGATGAAGACGCCTCCGGACGTGTTGATGTACCCCTCGCCATCCTCTGCCCCGTCCCCCCAGACGAAGTTGATCGTCGTCGGGGGGCGGTAGCCGGAGGGAAGGGTGGCGATCATGGTGTCGTTCAGGTTGCCCGTGCCAGAGGTGGGCGCGAGGGGGTTCACGGTCCCGGAGACGGCCGGGTCATCCCAGCCGTTGAAGACCAGGTAGGCGTGAATCATGCAGACGCCGTTGATCTTGCTTCCGTAGAAGCTGTTGACGCCGAAGTTGTCCGCAGCCACCAGGCCGGACGTGGTGGTGGTCGCCTCTGCGACCGGGGGCGGGTAGAGGGATGCACCCACTTGCACGCTCCTTACGCGAGGGCGACCCAGAAGCGGATCGGGTCACGGACGAGGTTGGCGATGGTGATGGTCGACGGCGCTGAGGTGGCCGAGGTGGTGTAGTTGGCGTGGCGCCAGACGGTGACACCGTTGCCCATCACTGACTGGCAGGTGGACGCGCTCTCGTACCGGGCCAGGGCCGGCCCATCCACGGGCGAGGCCGTGTAGTTGAAGCGCCAGAGGATGTAGTACACGCCGGGCGACAGGGTGACCGAGGACGTCAGGGGCGAGCTCGACCAGCCACCGCCAGCCGCAGACTGGGTGGCCGGCTCGTAGGCCGCGGTCGACATGTCGCCGGTCGCGCCCTTCAGCACCCCGGCCGTGTCGTAGATGCCGGCCCACGAGCCGGACAGCAGGCCGCCCGCGTAGCCGATCATGTGCCACACGACCTTCGACACGGTCATGGACCGGTTGACGTACACCGCGGTCATGCGGCCCGAGCCGACGCCCGAGTAGTCGGAGCCGGAGTTGCAGTAGTCCGGGTCGCCGGCCCACGCCTTCGCACCCAGGGCCTCAGGAGTGAAGGCGCTGGGGACCGAGGGGTCAGGGAGCTGCGCGATCGGCACCTTCGTCGAGGAGTCGAGCGAGGCGACACCGGAGGCCGCGGCCTTCTGCGAGGTCGGGATGGCGCTGACGTCGGCAGCCGTAAGGGAGACGTCGCCCGTCTTGGTGTTCACCGAGGTGACGGGGATCGCCGGGTTGTTGGCCACGGTGACGATCGTGCCGTCCGCCTGGCGCACCTTCAGCACGCCGTTCTCGGAGTAGGCGACCACACCGGCAGTCGGGTTCGAGGACGGGAGCGTGGTCGCGTCGTTCAGGCCCAGCATCGCACCGGAGCCGCCGCCCCAGTTGGTGGACGAGGCGCCGACCTGGAGGCCGCCAGCCATGTACGCAGCGCCCTGGCCCACGAAGTTGCCGTTCGCCCCGATGCGGGCAGCGAGGCCGCCCGTGGGGTTGCGCCACTCCATGATGTTGTTCGTGCCGTCGCCCTGGAAGGTGGCTCGGACGTTCGTCTGGTAGGCCGCGTCGTTCGCCTTCAGCGCGCCGACGTCCGACGCAGCCAGACTGACCACTCCGGTGTACCCGTTGACGGAGGAGACAGCGCCACCCCCGCCACCACCGGCACCGAGCTGGATGACCGTACCGTCGCCCTGCTTGACGTAGGCGACGCCACCCTTCGAGTAGATGAACGCGCCACCTGCCGTGGTGGCAGGGTCGGCCGCCTGGTCGCGGATGCCGATGGCTCCCGCGGAGGTGAGGTTCGCCGAGCCGTGCAGGGTGGTCGAGTTGAAGACGATCTGGCCGGTGTCGCGCCGGGCGTAGATGACGGTCTTGTTGAAGGAGCCGTCGTCGTTGCGGGCGGACAGGCGGAAGTTCGAGCCAGTGGCCGAGCCAGTCTCGGCGAGGTCGTCGACCTGGAAGAGCCAGCGGTCGACGCTGTCCGTCCGGAAGCCGAGAGCTCGGTAGGTTCCAGCCGCAGTGTTCAGCCAGACGTACTGGCCGTTGATCTGCGAGTTGCCGGTCTTCCAGACCGAGTCGTTGACCTGGAACTTCTCGGCGCCGTTGGCGGTCTGCACCCACAGCTTGCCGGCCTTCGAGTAGAGCTGAGCGCCCATGCCCGTGGTGAGCGGGTCGGTCATGTCTCGCATGCCGATGGCGCCGTTGACGCTGAGCTTCACGCCACCCTGCGAGCTGTTGGCGATGCCGACCGTGACCTGGCCGGTGGTGCGTGAGATCCAGAGCGGGTCGTTGATCTTCGTGGGCGAAGGCTTCCACCCACAGGTCGGAGCCGTTGTTCGAGCCGGACTCCGTACCTGCCGAGCGGATCTTCCACCGCATCGACCCGTTCTTCTTCATGTCGATGTTCGGGTCGCCGGTCGTGTCGTTCACGCCGATCGAGCCATCGAAGGTCGGGTCAGTCGGGATCGTGCCAGCCGGACCCTGCGGGCCCGTGAAGCCGGAGATGGCCGGCTCCGGGATTACAGAGAAGCCCATCAGGCCGTCACCTCCACTCCGCTGATGAAGTACGCGCAGGTCGTTGTGCTGCCCTGGACCTTGACCGTGTCGCCCGCGTCCATCACCTGAGAGATGTCGAGGGTGAAGATGCCGTTACCAGGGAGCGAGGTGTTCGGGATGATCGACAGCCCGTTGAGCTGGAGCAGGATCGTCGCCGCACTGCTGCCGGAGTTGGCCACCACGATGTTCGTCACGATCGTCGTCGTGCTGGCCGGCACCGTGTAGACGCTTGTGAGCGTCGTCGAAGTGTTGCCTCTGGAAAGGCGCTTCGGCGTGTTCGCCATCGCTTACCACACCCCCATGATTTGCATGATCTGATCGGACGGAGAGGAGCCGCCGCCTCCGGAGTTGGCCTCCAGGTTGGACAGGCGGGTCTCGGTGTTGGTCACGCGCTTGCCGAGCGCGGCGTTGGCGTCGAAGCCGGTGGGGTCACCGAGCAGGGCGCCGAGCTGGAAGCCGTCCCGGTTCGCCTTGATGACGTAGCCGGTGACGGTGGACTTCAGCTCCTGGTCATCGACGATGACGACGAGGTTGTCGCCCAGCCCCCACTCCTTGCCGAAGCGGGCCTGGCTGTCCTCCATCGGTACGACCTGGACGTTGATCGCGGTGAAGCCTGCGTCTTGCAGCGCCTCGTCGCCGGCCTGCTGGAGCTCGGCCCAGTCATCGGTGTTGCGCTGGTCGATGAACTGCTCGATGCGCCGGCCCCAGTCAGCCTCCGCGGCGATGGACTCAGCGTTGTCGATCTGGAGGAACTGGCGCTCGGTGAGGTCGCCCTGCCCCGCCACGATGGCGCGCGTGACGCCGGGCGGGGAGATGCCGACCTTCTGCCCGGAAAGGGTTCCGTTGCGGACGTCGAGCCGGACGAAGGCCGTGCGGTCGGTGATGGCGTAGGTCTCGAAGACCAGGTCCGCTCCACGCTGCACGACACGGAAACCGAGCTTGCCCAGCAGGGCGATCTCGGTGAGCAGGTTGCCCAGCACCGGGAAGCGGGCGGACTGGTTGATGATCGGTCCGCGGGCTCCGTCCGTGCCCATGATGAGCCCCGCCTTACGGCGGGCGGCCGGAGCTGTCGGACCGATGTTGGCGTTGACGTACGCGTGCATGACGGTCTCGACCCTGCCGGAGCGGACGTCATGCGCCTCTGTCTGACTGGCGCCGTTCGGGTTGGACGGCTGTGGAAAGGCCAGCGCATCTGCAAGACAGACAGTGTCAGACACGCCCTCGAAGGAGACCGTCCCGTCCGGGTCGGTGGGGGTCGAAGAGAACTCCGACTTCACCATCGGCCCAGGAGCCGAGGTTGTTGAAGTTGTCGGTGAGTTCGAGGTCCAGTTCCTCGGGGCGGATGATGCCCCTGCGGACCAGGTTCTTGTCACGCACTTCAACGGTGATGTCTTCCAGGCGCACTCAGATCACCATCCACTTCCGGGGGTACCAGGAGCAGGTGATCTGCGAGGCGCTGGTGGTGTTCAACAGAGAGGCGGTCGCAGTGGAGTTGCCCGGCTGGACGGTCCAGAAGCGTGGGGCAGTGTCCAACAGGTCGTACCGGTTGGCGCCGGTCCCGTCCACCACCGTCCCCTTGCGGGTGTCGACGATGAGCTTCTGCCCGACAGTCAGGGTGCCGTTCCACTTCAACGTCTCACCCGTGGGTGACGTCGCGACGAAGTGGTCACCCGGACCGCGGACCTCCCACACCGGGTACGCCGCAGCGTCACCCGAGTTGGAGAGGTCGATGGAGCCGATCGCCTGCGAGGGAGCGACGGGCATCGCGACCAGGCTGGACAGGAACGCGGTGCCGGGGACTGCGCCGGAGATCGTACGCACCTGCTGCATCGAGCTGGTGAAGTACGGGTCGCCGGCCCGCAGGGTGAGGACCGTCTGGAACTCGTTCGTGCCGATCGTGTCCTCGCCGTAGGTGTACTCGCCACCTCCGACGCGATGAACCTCCGTCGACCACGCCATCCCGCCGCCCTCGTCGAGGACCAGGGAGCACCCACCGGCCAGCACGAGTGCCAGCCGGGAGAGCTTCGCCTGAAGGTCCGCTCGGTCGAGCGCCAGGATGTCGATGGGGATGTCGATGTCTCTGGTCTGTACGCGGGTCCTGCGGAAGACGGCGCCGTCTCCGGCGCCTTCCAGCCACTGGACCGAGACCGGGGGCAGGCCCAGGCCAGTCACACCGGACTTGGCCTGGAACCCCACCCCCTGCTCGTCGATCTCGTTGAGGTCGATCGTGTCCGC